GTCTGCGATTCGTTCCGCTCCCCTCTACCGAGAACTCTTTCTTTTTTATTTAAAGCTATGGCACTGACTACTAAATTAAACGCTGTTAATACAATGATCTCCGTTATAGGAGAAGCTCCAGTAAATGCACTAGGAGGAACAGCAGTACCAGTAACAGTTGTCCAAGCAGAAGCTGTATTAGACGAGACTAGTAAAGCCATACAGTCTGAAGGATGGCACTTTAATACAGAGCACGAGTATACACTTACTCCTGATGCCTCCACATCTAAGATTGTACTACCTAGCAATACGCTGAAGGTCGATCTTAACCCTGAAATTTATACAGACTCAGACCCTGTGCAGCGTGGACTTACATTGTATGACCGCAAGAATCACACGGATGTCTGGTCTAAGGAGGTTAAAGCCTCCATTACTTTTGAGTTGGAATTTACAGATATGCCTGAGCAGTTCCGACATTACATCACCGTTAAAGCAGCCCGTATCTTTGCTAACCGCTTCTTAGGCAGCAGGGAGATAGAAGGCTTTGCTTTGAGGGATGAGATAGAAGCTAAAGCTAGAGCAGTAGACAGCGACTCAGAGAACGCTGACAGAACTATATTTGATAACTACAGCGTACTGCGAGTGCTTGATAGATAATGCCTCTGTTAGTTAACAGTGTACCAAACCTCGCACAAGGTGTATCACAACAGCCTGACAATTTAAGATACCCCGGTCAGTGTGATGAGCAGATCAATGCTTGGGCTACTGTTGTAGAAGGACTTGTTAAAAGACCTAACACCCGTCATGTAGGTAAGCTGTTTACTTCTCCTCTTAGCGATGATGCTTATGTTCAATACATAGACAGAGATGAGAACAATAGATACGCAGCTGTTATAGATAGTAACGATGTATCGGTGTTTGATTTAGCGGATGGTACAGAGAAGACAGTATCTATAACAGCTAATGCACAGACTTACTTAGATGGTATAACAAATCCTAGAGAGAATGTTAAAGCGTTAACTGTAGCTGATTATACATTCATAGCAAACAAAGAGCAGACGGTATCGTTAGGTAGTTCAGTTAGTGCAGAATTAGATTATAGAGCTATCGTGTTCGTTAAGTTAGGTGATTACAGTAAAGAGTACACAGTTGATATAGACGGGCACAAAAGGATTTATAAAAGCGGAGACGGTCAAGCTGCTGGTTCTGACTCTACAGGTAATTCATCTAATGACGGTAACGCAGCCGATACTGAATATATAGCTACACAGATAGCTTTGACTTTAGGTACAGGAGGTGTAGTTACAGGCACTACGATTACAAACGGTGGCAGCGGTTACACAAGTCCTCCAGATGTACAGTTCAACACAGGGTCTTCTAGTGATGCTACGGGGTACGCTCTTGTGTCGGGAGGTGTTGTTACTGAGATTATTATATCAGATCAAGGTAGTGGTTACACAGTTGCTCCTACTATAACATTCAGTGGCGGGGGAGGTAGCGGTGCAGCTGCAACAGCTCAGATAGCTACTTCAGGTATATCACAAACACTTGAACAGCAGAATGCTGCTATACTTATTACGGGTACTTCTGACTTTGATATATCTGTTAAGGATGGTTTGGGCGACCAAGGTTTAGGTTTAGTATATAAAGAAGTATCAAACATTACAGACCTACCTGTTAAAGCTTTTAATGGTTTCCGAGTAAAAGTAAAAGGAGACACCGAATTAGTACAAGACGACTACTATGTAAAGTTTGTTACTAAGGAAGATAAAGAAGTTTTGTGGCACTACGGTGAAGGTACATGGGTAGAAGACATAGGATACGGTGTAAAGACTGAGCTTAATACATCTACTATGCCGTTACAACTCGTACCTAGTCCTGACTTTAACACTTGGACTTTAGACACAGCTACTTGGTCTAACAGGTTAGCAGGAGATGACGATACTAACCCTGCTCCTACTTTTGTAGGCTACAAGATAAACGACATCTTCTTCTATAAGAACAGGTTAGGATTGTTAACAGATAACAGTATCGTGTTTAGCGAGGCCGATGAGTACTTTAACTTTTGGAGGACTACTGTGTTATCTCTGTTGGATTCTGCACCTATTGATGTAGGAGTAAGTCATACAAAGGTAGCTATCCTGCAACACGCTGTACCCTTTCAAGAGAAGCTACTTATCTTTTCTAACAGTACACAGTTTGTGTTGCGAGGTACAGACCTACTCACACCTAAGACTGTAAGCATTACACCAGCTACTGAGTACGATTCCTCGGAGACTATAAAGCCATTGGTACTCAATAACTATGTATACTTTAACTTCCGCAGGAACAGCTACGAAGGATTGACGGAGTACTACATAGATAACGACACTGCTATCTTTGATGCTGCTGAGATTACTTCACAAGTACCTACTTATATACCGTCGAAGATAGAGCTGATGGCAGGTACTGCTGTTGAGAACTTAGTTGTAGCTGTGAACGGTGACAGGACTACGATGTTTGTCTACAAGTTCTTTTGGCAGAATAAGGAGAAAATACAAAGTGCGTGGCAGAAGTTTACATTTGCTAGGTCTATTGTAAGCATGGGCTTTATAGAGTCTGATCTATATGTTATAACAAAGGACAGCACTGATACATTCCTTGAGAAGCTACCAATGGAGAATGACCTGCAAGATGACAACGGCTACACTATACTGTTAGACAGCAGGATCGACAACACAGCGGTATCAATCAGCTACGACGCTCCTACCAACGCTACTACTATCAGTGATTTTCCTTATGACCCAGCAGGTGTGGAAGTATACAGCAAGACAGGACACAAGTATACATTCACTCGTACATCTGCTACGGAAGGAACAGTAAGCGGTAACCTTACAGGTGTAGACTTCTTTGCAGGAGTCCCGTACGATATGTTGTACAAGTTCTCCGATCAAACACTGAAGCAACCAACCGAGCGAGGAGGACGAAGTGCTAGTGACTACACCTTCCAAACCATCCGTAGCGGTAGTCTTAACTATGCAGACAGCGGACACTTTACTGTAGAAGTAACACCTAAGTTTAGGGATACATATACCTACGCTTTCAACCCTGACATCTTAGGAGCTAACTTAGTACTTAACAGCTTCACACCACAAGACGGACACTTTAGATTTCCCGTACAATGTCAACCAGAGGAAGCAACGATAGAGGTAAAGAGCAGTTCTGCCTTGCCTTGTAAGCTATTAGCTGCAGAGTTTGAGTCCATGATGATACCGAGGAGTAAGAGATATGGAAGTTAGAGTAGAGCAAGCACAGCCTGATATGGATGCCTTTGACTTGTACGACGATATGAGGGAGGAAGACATGGTTGAATGTATCGGTCTTATGCACCACCCTAAAGATGCAGTCGTTGAATCCTTTGTTTGTTCCAGTAAGTGCTACAGTGTAAGGAGTAAGGAAGGGTTGCACTGCTGCTTTGGTGTAAGTCCTAGAGAGAACAATGTAGGAGTAGTGTGGTTGCTAGGTACTAGACAGCTACCTAAGATTCGTAAGTATTTCTTGAAGCACTCTAAGCAATATGTTGATGAGTTAATGGTTGGTTTTGACTACTTAACAAATGTTATAATGAAGACCAATCACCTTAGTTATCGGTGGTTGCAGTGGTTAGGTGCTGAGTTTAACGATTGCCAACTAGATGGTTATCAGTCATTTATATTAAGGAGTAAGTAACGATATGTGTTTTCCATTGATAGGAGCAGCTTTAGCACCCGCAGCAACAGCAGGTATGCAAACCCTTATAGGAGCGTCTGTAGTCAGTGGCTTCGCTTCTCCTCTTGTGGGTTACATGGGACAGAGGCAGCAAGCTAAACAACAGGCAGCTTATCAAGCACAGGCAGCAGCAGCGGAGCGTCAGCGTTTCATGCAGGAACAGACTTCTCTTCGTATGCGTCAAGCACAGGAGCAGGAAGCTGTGGGTCGTGAGCTAGAGCAAGTAAGCAGGAAGTCACAAGAAGCTTTATCTCGTGCTAGGGTATCTGCTGGAGAAGCAGGAGTAGCAGGAGCATCTGTACAAGCTTTGATGGATGATTATGTTAGACAGGAAGCAGGGTATCGTGCAGCAACTTTAAGACAACAAGAGTTAGGTGGAGTAGCTACAGGCTTAGGATTAGAACAAGCAGGGTTCGCTACACAGCAAAGACAGATCGGTATTAACAGACCTATAGCTAGACCTAGCTTCTTGACTGCTGGTTTACAATCTCTATCGGGAGGCTTAGGGGGAGTAGCTACTGGTTTACAATTAGGGCAGCTATCTCGTAGACCTACATTACAAGGAGAAGCAGAAGTTTAACATGGCAGAACGAGTACAAGTACAAGGTATAGGAGGAGCCGTTCCCGGTATCTCTCCAACAATTCAACGAGGCGGTCAGTACAGCGTACAAGTACAACAAGCTGGTCGTAACAAGTTGATGGACTTAGCTGAT